AGGCCATGGCGCCCATCGACCAAGCCTATACAAAGATGCTCAACGACATCGTTTTGCTGTTGGTTGGGGGTATAGGTGGTATCGTCGGCAAACGTGTGGCTGGCGGCGTTGCAGGCACGTTGGCGGGAGTTAAAGCGGCCACCAATACGCCAACAATGCAGCCCTGCGTTGGGCAAATGGGCCAGCCCATGATGCCTATGGGCGTGCCACAGCAAAGCCAAGCTTTCGGCGCTATGCCCACGTTTGTGAACCCTACGTTCGACGAAGACTGGCGTCCCCCACCACCGCCCACGACAGCGCCGGATCACCTACATCCTGAGCGGGAAGAGATCGCCAACGAACGCGCCGCCGCAAAGGAGGCAGAATGACTTGGTTCCTCACTTTCTTCAGTGATCTGTTCTACGTCATCGCCTGCGCAGCCATGATCGCTGGCGTGGCCTTGTATGGGGTCAGTTACTTCGCCAAACTGCTGCCGGTGATCGCCACTTATGCCCTGCTGATGCAAATCGGTGGCGTGGTAATGGCTCTGGGTGGCGGCTATTACGTCGCAGACCATAAGGGTTATGAGCGCCGTGTGGCTGAAGACAAAGCCGAGATCGACCGATTGAACGCCGAGGCTCGAGAAAAAGAAGCCGAACTGGCACAAACCCTTAAAGACAAGACTGCAGCACTCCGAAAGGCAAGCAATGCTATTCAAGCCAAGAAGACTGATACTTTTAAGCGCATTGACTCTGGCGAGTTGCGCTTCCCCTCCACCTGTAGTGTTCAAGCCAGTACAAATGCCGGAACTGCCGGAGGAGATACAAAAGATGGAGCCGAATCTGAGCGACAGGCTCTTAAAGATATTGTCACCATCGCAGCAGACGGTGACCTCGCCATCACCCGCCTCAACGCCTGTATCGACCAGTACCAAGCAGTAAAGGACAAGGTCAATGTTAAACAGTGATCAACTTCAAAAGCTGGGTATCAGCCCTGCGTGGGTTGATGGCTTGAACAAGACCTTTGAGCGGTTCCACATCGCCACGCCCAAGCAACAAGCCATGTTCATTGGGCAATGTGGGCATGAGTGCGCTAACTTTAGGATTCTGGAAGAGAACTTGAACTACAAAGCGGCTACATTGATGCGGCTTTGGGATAAACGCTTCCCCACACAAGAGATTGCCAATCAATATGCAGGAAACCCCAAGAAAATTGCCAACATGGTTTACGCAAACCGAATGGGCAACCGTGACGAAGCTTCTGGCGACGGGTTTCGTTTTCGAGGGCGGGGATGCGTTCAGCTTACCGGCCACGCAAATTATTATCACGCCGGACAAGCGCTCGGGTTCGACTTCGTCATGCACCCCGAACTCATCGCCACCCCAGAATACGCAGCCCTGACCGCTGGGTGGTTTTGGGACACGCACAAGTTGAACGCCCCGGCCGAGGCTTGGGACTTCATCAAATGCACAAAGATCATCAATGGTGGCACAATTGGCCTTGAAGAACGCCGTAAACACGCAGAACATGCGCTTGCTGTTCTCACCTCCTAATGGGAAAATAAGGTATGACCACACCAAGCTTTGTCCTCACCTATGATTCCCTGACGAGTACTGTCCTTCAGTACTTGGAGCGGCAAGACCAAGCGGTCGTCAACTTCATCCCCACAGCCATCTCGTTGGCTGAGTTTGAGATCGCCCAAGAAATCAAAACATTGGGCCAACTGGAAGTTGTTGATTCAACCCTCCAAGCTGGTAGCGCAGTTATCCAAAAGCCCGCACGTTGGCGCAAGACTGTGTCCATGACACTGGTGGACGGTTCTGGCAACAAACAGCCCTTGCTGCTGCGCAAACTGGAATACCTAAACAACTACTGGCCCGTGGTGAGCGCAACCGCACAGCCGCTGTATTACGCCGACTATGACTACGATCATTGGTTCGTGGCGCCTACACCTGATGCGGCATACAGTTTTGAGGCTTTGTGCTACACCCGACTCCAGCCGCTGGACTCAAACAATCAAACCAACTGGCTCACGCAGAATGCACCCAATGCCATGCTGTTTGGCACATTGAAACAAACAGCCCCATTCTTGAAGAACGATGCTCGACTGGCTCTGTGGAGTCAGATGTTTACCGAAGCATTGAACGCCCTCAAGACCGAAGACGTATCCCGCGTTGGCGACCGTTCTGCGGTGGCTGTTGACAGTTAAGGCAAACCATGACCACATATATCAGTCCGTTTACCGGCCAAACAATTTCACCGAGCCAAGTCTCTTACGAGTCGCTGACGATCAGCGCTAACACGCCTCTTGAGTGGCCGATCAACGGTAATGACGCCGTCACCTCGGCGAACATCATTGACGTGACCGCAACCATTGGTGCGGCATCGTTCCGGGGAACTATCTCAGGCACGACCCTGACTGTGACCTCTGTGACCTCTGGCGTGGTTCAAGTTGGCCAAACTATCATCGGCACGAACATCGCCGCAGGGACGACCATTACAGCCCTTGGAAGCGGCTCTGGAAGCACCGGCACATACATCATCAGCATCTCGCAAACAATCGGCACGGCTGAGGTTATTACGGCCTCTGCGTTGCTTTTGGAGTTGCCCCCTGCCACTCAGGTGTCGACCGGCCAAGCCATCATCGTGCGCAACGTTGGCTCTTACACTTTCACGGTGGCTGACAACTCTGGCAACACCATCGTGTCCGTGGCCTCCGGGATTGCATACTACATCTGGCTGACAAACAACTCAACTGTCAACGGTACATGGACTGAGGTTCAGTTGGGTGCTGGTACGTCATCCGCCAACGCCTCACAGTTGGCTGGATATGGCTTAGAGGCTCTGGGCGCAACGCTGAACACCATCACACCCATCACCAGTTACTACTCCAGTTCTACCCTGAGCGCAAACGCTCAGTCACAGTTGTCTGTGTGGCGCGGTGGTGCTGGCACGATCACGTTGCCCGCGGCTTCTGTGGTGGGCATGAATTGGTTCACCATCATCAAGAACAACGGCACCGGCATCTTGACGGTTCAAACTTCTGGCACCGATACGATTGACGTTACAAACGCTTCCGTTCAGTTGCAGATCGGTGAGTCGTTTGCTCTGGTGTCTGATGGTTCAACTGGCTTCAGTTCTTGGGGTTATGGCCAGAGCACTCTGTTCAGCTTCACGCAAGAACAAATCTCAGTGACCGGCGCTGGCGCCACGATTACGCTGACATCCAGCCAAGCCTCTTATACGTTGCAAGAATACTCAGGTGTCCTGAGCCAAAACACAAACGTGGTTGTTCCTTCCACGGTTCAGTTCTACGTCATCACCAACAACACAACTGGTTCATACACGCTGACTTTCAAGACAAGCGTTGGCGGTGGTGCAACAACAACTATCCCCAACGGCTCAACCGTTGCGATGGTGTGCGATGGCACGAACGTCTACGCTGTTTCGACTGTGTCCAACAACGTCACCTCGCTGACCTTGAGCGTGGGATCATCGACTAACCCCTCGCTGAACTTTGTGGGTAACCTGACAACTGGTTTGTATTTGCCCAACTCAAACCAAGTGGGTATCACGATCAACGGCTCTGAGCAAGCTTACTTCAGTTCAACTGGACTGACCGTGTTTAGCGGTATCAGCGGGGGCACATTTTGACCTCTAAAGTCATAGCCCTACAAATCCCGCCGGGTATACAGCGGGATGGAACTCAATTTGCTGCTCCGTCTTATGTCGACGGTGAGTGGGTGCGTTTCCAGCGTGGCTTGCCCAGAAAGATTGGCGGCTACACCGGCGCCTTCTTGAACGCTTCGGGCATCTCTCGTGGTCTTACCATGAGCGCCTCAAACGGCCTCAACTACATCATCTCTGGCTACAGCGCAGGCATTCAACAATGGGTCACCAACAACGTGACGGCCATCGGTACTGGGCCAACACCGTTCTCGTTGCCAACCGCACCGACATTCACGCCAAGCGCCAACAACTTGTGGCAGTTTGACATTGGTTGGGACTCAACCGGTGGGAATGCTCTTCAGTTGATCGCCCACCCCGGACAGAATCTGAACTTCATCTCAAGCACCGTCAATACACGTCCTTTGTTCGGGCCGTTTACTGGTACAACTCTGGCGCCAGTTGGTGTGTTTACGGCCGCAGGGACAACAACAAATACGCTGAAAACCGTCACGTTTGCCACCACCATTGCTGGCATCGGGCCGGGTGTGACCGTGACAGGAACTGGCATCCCTGCCAACACTTATGTGGTGTCTGCCAACACTGTAGCCGGTGTCTGGACGGCAACTTTGAACAACGCCGCCACCGCATCCGGCACGGTGACATTGACCTTTGACAACAACATCTCCGTGTCCGGCGGTGTTGTGATGCTCTACCCCTATTTGTTTGTGTACGGCAACAACGGGCTGATCCAAAACTGTGCGGCTGGTGACTTCACCAACTGGACATCGTCTGACGCCAACGCCAACAACGTGGCCTCTACAAAGATCGTGAAGGGGCTTCCAGTTCGTGGTGGTACTACATCACCCTCTGGGCTGTTTTGGTCGCTGGATTCGGTTATACGCGTGTCCTACACCCCAACAACAGTCACCACAGGAACCACGTCATCGACGTTCTACTGGCGCTATGACTTGATCACCCAACAAAGTTCGATCATGTCGTCCAGTTCTGTCATTGAGTATGACGGCATTTACTACTGGTGCGGCGTGGATCGGTTCTTGATGTACAACGGTACGGTGCAAGAAATCAAGAATGATCAGAATTTAAACTGGTTCTTTGACAACGTGAACTTCAGCCAGCGCCAAAAAGTCTGGTGTACGAAAGTTCCTCGCTGGGGTGAGATTTGGTGGTTCTACCCCCGCGGTGACGCTACAGAATGCACCGATGCAATCATCTACAACGTGCGTGAATCACAACTTACCGGCAAACCGGTGTGGTACGACGCTGGTTCTGCCCCCGGCGCCCGTCGCTCGGCTGGCATTTTCACCGAAGTGTTCCCGAAACCCATCTGGGGTGGCACGGACGCCACTCCGATTGTTTCGTTCCAAGGCTCGGTGAGCGGTACGACGTTGACTGTCACCGCTATGAACTATGGAACCATCTTTGTGGGTCAGATTCTGCAAGGTCTTGGCGTCTTAGATCAAATGGTCATCACCGCTCAAGGAACTGGAACCGGTGGGACTGGCACATACACCGTCAACAACCCCACAGGAACGGCCGTAGGGGCCACAACTTTGTATGCGAATGGCTATACAGTGTGGCAACACGAAACCGGCACAGATCAAGTTTATTTGACAAACGTCGATGCGATCTATTCAATGTTTGAGACACCAAGCCTTGGTGGTCTGGCTGGGTTGGTTGGCTCGACTCAACAGCCGGGTGACAACAACTGGACTCGCTTAGAGCGTATTGAGCCTGACTTTGTTCAAAATGGACAAATGGATGTGATTGTTACAGGTAAGGGTTATGCCGATGAAACGGATCAGCCCTCTCTTCCATACAATTTCGATCCCACCACTTTGAAAATTGACATGCGTGAACAACGTCGTGAAATGCGGTTGCGTTTTGAGTCGAACACGTTTAATGGGAATTACCAAATGGGCAAGATCATCCTCAGTGTCGACACCGGCGACGTGCGCGGCACCGGCAATCCTTAAAGGGGAATAAATTGGTCACATACGATCCCCGCGGAATGACTTGGGACACCTACTGCAAACTAATGGAGGAGTTGTTTGCTCCGAATCAGCTTGGCCATGTCGACGAAGAACATTGGATGGACTGGGTCGACGGGTTAAACGGCATCGGTTACTTCACGCAATCGG